CTCTTCACCGACTCTGCAACTTTAAACGGAAACACTACAGCGTTTTCAACAGCTAACGAAGTTGGAAACTCAGGAACATATGCTAGTGGCGGTGCAACTTTAACAAGTGCAACCATTGGCTTAACCAAAACAAGCGCAACAGCTTCAACAGCTTTTGTTGACTTTGCAAATGTAAGTTTTACTTCAGCGACAATATCCGCTCAGGCAGCTTTGATCTATAACAGATCATCAACAAATACTAATGCAGCTATTGCAGTTTTAGATTTTGGTAGTGTAAAGACATCAACAAACGGTACATTCACAATCGCATTCCCAACTAACGATGCTTCAAGTGCTATATTAAGATTATCTTAATATAGGAGGTCATCACCATGGCAGATGCTTGGAATGAGGGCACGTGGGGGCAAGGCTTTTGGGGACAGCAAAGTTCTGTTACTGTAACCCTTACAGGTGTTTCTTCAACGACAGCATTAGGTACAGTATCGGCAACTGCTGATGTTTCTGTACCTCCCTCTCCAGTCACACTTACATCAACTTTAGGTACACCAACTGCTGAACCAGAACACGTGGTATCTCCTACTGGTGTTTCTTTTGAAACTCAATTATCTGGCGCACTAGCAATTGAAGAAGGAGCAGGAGTTGTTTTAGGCAGCTTATCAGTTTCTTTTGCAGTTGGTGATGAAACAGGATCAGGAACTGTAGATGCAGGATGGGGCAGAAACACTTGGGGTTCTTTTGCATGGAATGAAAACATAACGCAAGAAGTTAGTGTCACAGGCGTTTCAATGTCAACGTCCCTTGGCACGACCACACAAGAAGTAGGTACGGGTGTAACTGTATCTGCCACAGGCCTAAGCATGACAAGTGCTTTAGGCACAACATCACAAACAGGCACCGCAGTAGAAACTTTAGGTAGTTTAACCATAGGAGCAGCATTATCAGGTGCATCAGGTATTACTGGTGAAGGTAATATTGGAGTCATAGCTCCGTCAGATCAACTTGATTTTAACATAGGTGCAGTAACCATTGATATCTTTACGCAGGTAGATGCGCCTTCAGTGGCGATGACATCATCTTTAGGAACTGCAGTTGCAGAAGCTGATGCGTTGGTAACTTTGGGTAGTTTATCTAGTAGTTTCTCATTAGGCACAGAAACAGTAGAGGTAGGCACAGGAGTTATTGTAAGTGTATCTACAGTCGCCTTAACTTTTGCAGAGGGCACAGAAACAGCTACAGGTGGAGCCATAGTTGATATCACAGGGTTGACTATGACATCAACTCTAGGCGATCCATTTAGCACCCCTTGGGCTAATGTAGTCACAGGAGCAAGTAATACGTGGACTAATCGTGTAACAGGAGCCTCTAATACATGGACAGAGGTAGACGCAGCATAAAAGGTGTTGCTTGAATAACAAAAAAAGATATATTTTAGAGAGGTTTAAACATGGCAAGTACATATTCAGATAGACTCAAACTAGAACTCATGGCTACTGGCGCTAACGCCAATACATGGGGTACAAACACCAATAATAATTTAGAAGTTTTAGATGCCTTTGCAGCAGGATATTTATCAAAATCTGTAGCGGGTTCTTCTAATATTACCCTTACAACAGCTAATGCTTCAGACACCGCTGAATCTTCTAATAAAGTAATTGAGCTTACAGGTGCTTTGACAGGTGACATCGTTGTGTTTATTCCAGCGGTGGAAAGTGAATATTTATTTTTTAATAATACAACAGGTTCTCAAACTTTAACCATAGCAGCCACAGGGCATACAGCTAATGGTGCTTTAGTAACTCAGGGTGCATACTCAAGAGTTTACTGTGATGGTTCTTCAAACTTTAATGTTGAAGTATCAACTTCTTTATTAGGGACTACTACTTTTAAAGATACCGTTACTGCTGGTGGTGGTAATATTATTCTTAGAACTAATGGTGCGGTGTCTGCTACAACATTTACAGGTAGTGGTGCAAACTTAACAGGTATTGAAGCTTTTCCTTCAGGAACAAAACAACTTTTTTTCCAAGCGTCAGCACCAACAGGTTGGACTCAAGACACAGCGGCAGCTTTAGGTAATGCTGCTATTCGTGTGGTAGTAGGTTCAGGTGGAGGCACAGGCGGTTCTGATACTTTTCAAACTACATTTGGTTCAAGTAGAACCTTAACAACAGGAGCTATCCCTGTTACAGGTACAGTTTCAGGAACTGTAGGAGGTCATACACTTTCTACTCCAGAAATACCAGGCCATACTCACGCAAGAAGATTTGGTCAATTAAATCCAAACCAATTACCTGCACCATCTGCTCCATCAGCTACTGCAGTAGATGCAAATAATAATCTTAGACCTGGTGGTCAAGCCACTCAAACTTTTTCACTTAATACTGATAGCACTGGTGGAGGTGGATCGCATACACACCCATTTACAGGTAGTTTAACCAGCACTGCAACAGCAGACACTCCACTTTCAATACCTGCTATGGATATTAAATTTGCTAATGTGATTGTTGCTGCAAAAGATTAATGCCAATATTCGACCCTGACGGGAAGTGTCCTCTTCTAAATAAAAAGTGTATAAAACATCAATGTGTTTGGTACAACATGTTACAAGGTAAACATCCACAAACAGGGATGGATGTTCAAGAGTGGGGGTGTTCTATTGCATGGATTCCTTTACTATTAGTAGAAAATTCACAACAAATATTAGGCACAACTGCCGCTACAGAATCCTTCAGAAATGAAATGGTACAGTCTAATAATATAATGACTAAGGTATTAGCTCAAAGTTCAGACGCTAAAAGGGCTATGGCTACAGCTACTTCTATCTTTGAATTAATTGGAGATCATCAAAAAGCCATAGATACAAAAGATAAAAATTTAGAAGATAATACCATTTTACAACTGAGTAATAATAAGGTAAAAGTTAAGGATAAACCTAAAAAGGTATCAACTAAAAAGGTAAAAAAAGATGGCAACAACCGTAAACAACACAACCGTAAATAGTAGAATAACAATAATTTTTGATGCTGGTGGCAATTTAGATGGTGATGGCCCTGCTAAAGGCACAGGTAACACAGAATCAGATGTTTACCTTGACGCTAATGTTTTTTACAATTTAAGATCTCACACAGAAATTGATTCTAGTGTTCATGCTCTACAGTGGGATGCAACAACAAATACTGGTTCAATAGAGTTCACTGATAATAGAGATAATGAATCTATATCATCAATGCCTCAATGGGCTACTAATGTTGTTATTCGTTGTGAAGCTCACAATACTTGGCAAGCTGCTTATGACAGCGATTATGCTGCACAAAAAAAAGTTTGGACAGATGCAGGAAATTCAGAAGAAGATTTTGTTTGCGATACATCACAAGCGACAGCAAAAGCCGACACAGAGAGAAATACTTATCTTTCTGCACACAGTATAACTTACTAAAGTTACTGTGTATAAAAAAAAGAAACTATGAAAGACCATATACTAGAAGTTAAAAAATTAATTCCTAATCACATTTGTAAAAAAATAATCTCATATTACTCAACAGGTTCTCAAGATGCTCAAATCGTAGCAGGGGTCAATAAAAATATTAGAAATTGTAAAACTACTAATATGTTAAACCCTTCATCCTTCGGACAAAGAATAATTAGTAATTATGTAAAAAGTAAAATACATGAGGTGGTAAACAGTTATAAGGATAGATTTCCCTATTTACATATAGAAAAGATATCACAATTAGATTTATTAACTTATCAATCTAACAAACATAAGGTTGGGTATGACATGCATGTAGATTTCGGAACGAAGTGTGAAAACAGACATCTATCAGTTACAATAGGATTGAACAATGAATTTCAAGGAGGTGAATTTGTTTTTGATCTTGGTAATGAAAAACATCAGTTTCCTCAAAATGTTGGTGACTGTATAATTTTTCCTTCAAATTTTATGTTTCCACATTCTGTTAATCAAATAACCAGTGGGACTCGATATGCTTTGATCGGTTGGGTAATCTAATGGAACCTCTGTTTATAAAAGATTTTTTACCACAACAAATTTTTAATTTTGTGCAAAGCTATTGCTTAATTAAATATGGTAATCTAAAACATTTTAAAGGTTCAGTAGATACACAAAGTAATAGCCTCATAGGAGAATATAGTGATTTTGTAATGGAAACATTAATGGACTTAAGCACTCCAGTTATAGAACAAAACACTAAAAAAAATCTACACCCAACTTACACGTATTTTAGAATATATGATAAATTAAGCGATCTACCCGTGCACGATGATAGACCAGCTTGTGAATATACAGTGGCTCTTTGCTTAGGCTCTGATCCAATAGAAAAACCCTATGAAATTTTCATTGGTGAAGAAGATAGCATGAGTGATTATAAATATGTAGATGGAGAGGGTAAATCTATACCCTTAAAAATAGAACATAAGTTTTCAATGTTACCTAATACTGCTTTAATTTTTCAAGGTATGGATAAACTTCATTGGAGAGAAAAATGTCAACATGATTATTTTATGACAGTGTTCTTACATTACGTAGATCAGGATGGAAAATATAAAGATCATAAATATGATAAACGGCTTATGTTAGGTGAGACCAAAGACTAACAAAAATGGATATAAAAATACAAAGAGAAGATATTTTTCCCACTGAACTATTTTACACTTATTTAGATGAGAGTCTTGTAAAAGAAATACAGTCTTTAGCAGACCGAGAGGAAGAAAATTGGAAAAAAGATTTAGACAATGTCAAAGCAAAAACATCTGGATGGAACGGCTTAAGATACGAAATAATAAGAAACATAAGTAGTTTTGCAAGTGATAAAGTTTTGCCAGAAATATCAAAAAATTTAAATACTCATTATAGTAATTGGTCATGTTGGGAAGCTTGGATTAATTATTATCAACAAGACGATAAATCCTTACCACATGCACATTTTTTCGTAGATTATTGTGCTGTTCTTATTGTTAAAGCAGGTGATGGTAATTTAAATTTTATCGAACCCAAGTATACATTAGGCGCAACGAGGGAGTGGGAGGATCACCAAATACATAAGATCAATGAACGTAATGGTATGTTTATATTTTTTCCAGCATGGATGCATCACTATGTAGAAGCATGTAAAGAAAAAAGAATTACTGTTGCCTTTAACTTTATGAATAACAAAACCAATGATAGAAAAATTCGTAATTAAACATTCACTTGTAGATGAACTTGTAAAATCTTTAGAACTTCTTAAGTTAGCTAATTTTAAGGCAAGTGAAGACGTAGCCACTGTAAATGGTTTTCAAACTGCAAATATTTTAGATTTTCTAAGTACAAAGTCTTTAATTGACGAGGTCCTTGAAGATATAACTAAACAAAAAAAAGTAATGTGCACTCATGTTCACTTAATTGAATACCTCTTTGGTGGTTATCAGTTAGAACACGATCATAGAGAAACAGAGGATTACTCATTTATACTTTATTTAAATGACTCTGACGGGGACACAGTTTTTGCTAGTGGCGAAAGAGTTACTCCAAAAAAGGGACAGTTGATTTATTTTAAAAGTGATATGTTACATTCAGCAGAAAAAAGTAATTTAGGAAAAAAAATTGCCGTTGGGGCATTAGTAAAAAGGAGTGGCGATGATTAAACCAGAGGAATTAAAAGATAAAAAATTTAAAGTATTTTTAGGGATGCCTATGTATGGAGGTTTATTAACAGAACCAACTTTACATGGATTATTAGAACTACAATCATGGACCATGAACACCGGCATTCAAATGAGAATACAAACAATGGGTAATGAGAGTTTAATAACTAGAGCACGTAATACAATTGTGTCGATGATGTTAGATCAAACTGATTTCGCTGCCACACATTTATTATTTATTGATGCAGACATAGGCTTTCATTGGCAAAATGTTGAAAGACTTCTTTGTGCTGACAAGGATGTAGCTTGTGGGGTTTACCCTAGAAAGCACATACATCTTGAGAAGATAAAAGGTATTTTAGAGGAGTACCCAGATATTAGTTCTGATGAAATGGAGGCTAGAGCCTTAGGCTACAATGTAAATTTTGATAATCCTACTGATCTACAAGGAGAGAACGGATTTTTTAGAGTAAACGAAGCAGCCACAGGAATGATGTTGGTTAAAAGAGAAGTATTTACAACCATGATGAAAAAGTTTCCTGAGAGAAAATATGAAACCGATCAGATAGTCAATGGGCTATATTATAGATCAAATAATTGTTACGATTTATTCGCTGTCGGACCCTATCAAACAGTAGATCAAAAAAGATATTTATCTGAGGATTATTATTTTTCAAGACTATGGCAAGAGTGTGGTGGTGAAATATGGGCTGACTTAGCTAGTCCTCTCACTCATTTTGGCAATAGAGCATATAGAGGACATGTTGGAACCTTACTTGCTAAAAAAGAGTAATTTATATATATTTAGCTTATGCCCCTAGTAAATTTTAGACCAGCTCCAGGTATTAATAAGGAAGTTACTGACTATACAGGTCAGGGTAAATGGACTGATGGTGATATGGTACGATTCTTTCAAGGATCTGCTCAAAAAATAAAGGGGTGGGAGAGATTTCTTTCAACCACATTAGTGGGTGTAGTCAGAGATCAACATGCGTGGATTGCTCTTGATGGCACTAGGTATGATGCATTTGGGACAGATAGAAAGTTATATGTTTTTGAGGAAGGAAGAGCTTATGATATTACTCCTCTAAGAAAAACAACATCCTCTATCTCTAATCCTTTTACGACAAATGCTACTACATCTGTGGTTGTTACAGACACAGGTCATGGTGCACAAAAAGGAGACTTCGTAACCTTTGATTCTTTTTCTGCCATAGATGGATTAGATATGAACAAAGAGTTTGAGATAACATCTGTGGCAAATACAAACGCCTATGTTGTTACTGCCACATCAGCTGCATCAGGATCAACATCAGGTGGTGGTGGCACTGGAAATATAAAATATCAAATTAATATAGGGCCTGAACTGTCTACTTCAGCTTTTGGTTGGGGCACAGATACATGGGGTTCAAGCACATGGGGTACACCGTCTAGCACATCTAATGTTACTTTGGAGGCAAGACAGTGGTCTCTAGACAATTTTGGTCAATTATTGATTGCCACAGTTTTAAATGGAGGGGCTTTTGAATGGAGCCCTACCTCTGGTGTGTCTACAAGAGCCACAGCTATTACAAACGCACCGACTGCATCTAGATTAAGTCTGGTGTCCACACCAGACAGACACGTATTATTTTTTGGCACCGAGTCAACAATTGGCACCACTAACTCACAAGATGATTTATTATTAAGATTCTCAAATCAGGAAGATAGAAACACATATCAACCAACAGCAGAAAATACTGCTGGTTCCTTACGTATTGCCGACGGATCACGGATTGTGGCTGCAGAAAGATCTAGGGGACAAATATTAGTTTGGACAGATACATCATTACATAGTTTACAATTTATTGGTCCACCTTTCACTTTTGGTTTAAGACAACTAGGTCAAAACTGCGGTATTGTTGGAAGTCATGCAGGCGTTGATATTAATGGTGTAAGTTATTGGATGTCACAAGACTCCTTCTTTCTCTTTGATGGCTCTGTTAAAAAATTACCTTGCACTGTTGAGCAATTTGTTTTCAATAATATTAATGTAACTGGATCAGAAAATGCCTTTGCAGGACATAATGGTGAGTTTAATGAGATTATGTGGTTTTATCCTAGAACAGGATCAGATCAAATAAACGCTATAGTTGCTTACAACTATTTAGAGGGAACATGGTGGACTGGCACTTTATCAAGAACGACATGGATTGACAGAGAGGTGTATGATAATCCTATAGCAACAGAGTACAGTTCCACAGCCACCGCTAACAACGAAGTGATAAGTGGATTAACTGATGGTGCCTCATCAGTATTTTTACACGAAACAGGCAACAATGGAGACGGTCAAGCAATAACAGCTTTTGTAAAATCTGGTGTAGTACAAATAGCTCAAGGGGATGAGTTTGCTTTTGTGTCTAAAATTATACCAGACATTGAAGATCAAGAGGGTGTTTTAAATGCAAAACTTGAATTTAAAAATTACCCCAACAATAGCACAAGTGTAACTAAAACAACTAGTTTTACAGACACCACGGACTTTGTAAGTCTACGTGGTAGAGGTAGAGAGTTCACTGTCAATGTTGTATCTAATACAACAGGAACTGCTTGGAGACTAGGTACGCAAAGATTTGATATACAAACAGACGGTAGAAGATAATGGCAAAACTTAATTTAACAAGATTTCCAGACCCAAGAGATGAGTATGATAGTCAACAACAAGCTGAACTTATTAGACAATTAGAGGATTTAATTCAACAACTAAATAGTTCATACACTATTGATACTCAAGAAGAGTCCACCAGAAGGAGTTGGTTTTTTTCTAATGGCTGATGTTTTTAAAAGATTTATCACGAATGTTACTACAACAGATTTGACAACAGTTTTTACTGTGCCAACCGCTAACGTGGCTGCAACACCTCCTGTTCCTGTATCAACTTTTATTGTTAAAACAATTAATACTCATAATTATGACGGATCTGCAGCAGTAACTGTAAATGTCGATCACAATAATGGTAGTGCAGATTTTCAAATCTTTCAAGTTGATGTGGCGGCTTCAAACACAAACACCATAAGCACTAGTATGGTGTATCAAGAAGGAGACTCTATGAAAGTTCAAGCCAATGCCGCTTCAAGAGCGATGATAGAGGTTTCAGTATTGGAGGTAAAACAACAACAATAATGTATGTATTAGCTGACGTCCCAAAAGAAATATTAGAAATATTAGATAACGTAATAGATGAAAAAGGACTATCTCCTTTGAATCAAGACCTAGCTGGTAATATCAAACATGAGTACGCAATACCAAAAGGTAAAGCTGCTGTCTCTCCTATGTTAATGCAAATGATAATAAAGCATCAAGAAAAATATCCAAACTTTTTTAAAAAGGCGCACTCGACAATAAATTACAAAGCGTGCGAGATTGAACTGTTCAACCTTTGGGTTAACTTTCAAAAAAAATACGAATTTAACCCGATGCACGTACACGACGGACTATATAGTTTTGTAATTTGGCACAAAGTTCCTTACACCATGAAAGACGAAAAAGAAAGATTAGCTAGTATGATGGATAATGATTTTAGAGCAGGTATGTTTGCTTTCTTTTTTTCTGATCCGTCAGGTAAAATTACGCAAGAGGCTCTACCTGTTGACAAAAGTTGGGAGGGTAAAGTGGCTTTATTTCCTGCTAATTTAAATCATTGTGTTTATCCTTTTTATACTTCAGATGAATACAGAATATCTATATCAGGCAACTTAGGTTTTAAGATATAAACTATTGATTTCATAGCTTTTCGCCTATAAAACTATATTATGGCGAAAATTATAGATGAACCCGTTCTATTACGTCATGACATAATAGACGGCAAAAAAGTCCCCGTATATAGTGCTAAAGTTGAGACAACAGTCACAAACACTAAGACAGGGCAAGAATACAATTCACATGAGGAGTGTCAGGCAGATATTGACAATCCAGAAACAGAAACAAAAGAAGAAGATATTAGAAGAGATGTTAATGTAATAGCACCTAACTTATTTAGTGGTGCAGCTACAGGCGAGGAGTAAAATGTTTAAGAAGATCCTACCAGCAATCACAGGAGCGATAGGTTTTGCAGTTGCAGGACCAGTTGGTGCCTCCATTGGTGCAGGTATAGGATCTGCAGTTAGAGGAGACAACCCCGCAAACATAGCCACATCCGCTTTGATGGGCTATGGTCTAGGAGCCTTGGGAGGTAGTGTGGGATTAGTCGGAGGTAAAGGTTTAGGTGCATTTGGTAAAAGCATTGGCGCTGTGACAGGACTAGGAGGGCAAGCAGCGACCACGGCTGCATCTGCCCCAACATCAAACGCCGCTCTGGCCGCACAAATGGAGGCAAATGCTGTTAGACAAGCAGCGACCTCCGCTGCTCAAAAACAAGGACTGTTATCTCAAGTAGGTGGGTTTATAAAAAATAATCCATTTGCCGCTGGTGCATTAGGTTTAGGTGCTATCGGTGCGTTAGGTGCGATGGATAAAGAAGAAAAAACAAAAGTTCCTGAACCACCCAAAGCAGGAAGTGTTTCTCCTTTAGATCTCAGCACACCTGATGTAAGTTTTTTTGATCCTGCAACGGGATCATACGGTGCAGCAGCGCCAACGTATAGAAGTTTGAAAGACGGAGGTTTTCCTAGAAAGACAGGGCAGATCTCTGGCCCCGGCACAGAAAAGTCTGATGATATACCTGCTATGTTAAGTGATGGTGAGTTTGTCATGACTGCAAAGGCAGTGAGAGGTTTAGGTGCATTGAAGGGCGCTAAAAAAGGTGATAAGTTAGAACAACGTCGTAGGGGTGCAAAACAAATGTACGATATGATGGACAAATTTGAAAAAAAGGTAGCGTAATGGTAGATCAAGTAGTATTTCAAAGGCAAGCGCCGTTTATAGAAGAGAGAGTGGAGCAGATACTAGGTTCAACATTTGGTATACCTAATTTTCAAAGACTAGCTGGCGAAACGGACGAAGAATATGAACTAAGGTTGGAACTATTAGGTGCCACTAGAAGACCTGATGAAACAGATGAGCAATATCAATTAAGACTGCGAGGACTAGCAGGCATACCTCAAACAGTCCCCGCACAACAAATTGCACCTTTAACTCAAGCACAACAAACAGCTATTACAAAAGCACAAGAGGGGTTAGGTGCTTATCAGCCATTTTTAGACGCAGCATCAACATCTGTCGGTGCAGGATTAGGAGCTATCGGCGCAGGAGTGCAAACATTAGACCCGTCTCAAGTTTCTACTTTTATGGATCCATTCCAACAACAAGTAACACAACAAGCATTAGCAGAACTAGATAGGCAGGCAGCCATGCAAGGACAACGAACTGCTGCCGAAGCCGTAGCTGCTGGAGCTTTCGGTGGTTCACGATTCGGTGTCCGTGAAGCAGAGGAAGCTAGAAACTTAGCACAGGTAAAATCACAAAGAATTTTTGAAGACTTATCACGAAACTTTTTACAGGCACAACAAGCACAGCAAAGAACAGCACAACAATTAGGACAACTCGGAGTGCAAACACTACAAGCAGGTCAAGCACAAGTTGGATTAGGTGAAGCCGGGCAAAGATTAGGTGGAGTGGATATTAATAGATTATTAAGCGTAGGTGGTGTTCAACAACAACAACTTCAAAACGAAATAGAAGCTGCCAGAAGAACACAACTAGCCAGACAACAAGAACCATTTAGAAGAGCGTCTTTTGCTGCGGATATTTTACGAGGCGTACCTTCATCTCAAATGAGATATACAGAATCACCTGCTCCATCTTTATTCCAACAAGTTGCAGGTTTAGGTATTGCAGGTCTTAGCACCTTGGGTGCTTTGGGAGGAGCGGGCGGTATAAGCTCGTTGCTAGGATAATGGCTATTTTAGACAGACCCCTTTTTCAACGACGACCAACCATGGACCAACTACGTATGTATGGTTTACCTGCATTCGCTAATGGAGGTGTGGTTCAAAGGTTTCAAAATGGCGGTCAAGCTGGGGACATAATTAAAACAGAATTTATCGAAAGAGATGGCGATATAATTAAAAGAACAACTAAGTTAGTTGAACAAGCTAGAACAGGTAAATTAATTGAAAGAGTTTTTGAAGAAGTAGTTGAACCCGGAACACAAACACAAGTAAGTAAAAATCCTAGAGATCCTAAAAAGGATGAGGAGAAAGAAGTTGGTGGACAAAGTTCCCTTAAGTTAGCCACTGAAATGGAAGAAGGTGCAGAAAACGTAGCAAAATCTGCTAGACCATCTGAGGCGATTGTGTCTGACACGGTAGAAAGAAGGCAAGAGGAGTTGGCAGAATCTGGTTTTGCAGCTTCAGGAGATGAACGAAATAAATTAACAGAACTAGAAAATTTAGTAAAACAAAGATCTGATTTATACAAAAAGATTTTAGGAGATCCTAAAGAACAGTTAAAACAACAAGGGTTACTTCAACTAGCACAGTTTGGTTTAAACTTAGCATCTGCTAGAGGGGGCACATTCGCAGAGAAAATTGCAAAATCTGCAAAGGATCCGTTACAGGCTTTTGCAGCTTTAGGTAGAGAATCGTTGAAAGACGAAAGAGCAATTGAAATGCTAGCAATTAAAGGTGCGGAAGATGAATTAGCTAGAACTCAAAAGACAGGAACCTTTGGTCAATTAGTTCAAGACATAATGAAAGCTAATCCTAAGATGGATTTAGAGGAGGCTTATGCAAAATCAATTGAAATTACATCACAAAAAGCAGGTAAATCTTTACAGGAACAAAGAAACGAATATTCAGATAAATTAGTTGATTTATATGTAAAAGAAGAGGGACTTGAAGTTGAAGAAGCAACAAATAGAGCGAATAAAAAAGCACTAGAAAGATTCCCTAATCCAGATGAAGAAAAAACAATATCAAGTGTAGTCACAATCACAGGCAAGAACGATCCTGCCTACGACAAATTACAACCAGGTGAACAATATATCTTCGAAGGTACCACCTATACAAAAAAAGGATAAAATCTCATGGCCGTTAATCCTTTCGGAGATGACCCAGTAGATCTAAATGTTAATCCTTTCGGGGATAAACCTCTTGATGATATAGAAGAGCAAGACAAAGATAAGTCCCCCGGATTTTTCAAAGGGTTTTTTGCAGGGATAGCATCAGGTGTTTTAAAGGTGCCAGAAGGCTTTGTTTCTCTTGGAGCAGAGTTAGTTGATCTAGGATTAGACACAGATACAGCTGTGGGCGTTGAAGAATTTTTTGATAAAATAAATCCTTTTGAAGAAGTGGCAGAAAAAACTGTTGCAGGTAAAATAACTGAGGGGCTTATTCAATTAGGTATACCAGGAGTTGCAGGTTACAAAGTGGGAACACGTCTTGCTAGAAAAGCAATAGACGCAAAGAAAGCTGGTAAATATACAGACAAACAAATTGCAAAAAAAGTTAGAGCAAGCAGAACAAGAGAAGATATAGATCAAGTCACAGGTAAAGCGGATCTTGGTAGAAAATTTAAAATAGGTGGAGCAGGATTACTAGGATCAACTTTAGGCGAGGGTATAGCATATACAGATGACTTTGGAACTATTGGTGATGTTCTTGGTGGCCCAACAGCCACAGACCAAAGAGAAGGTGCCGAGGGTAGAGAAGAAGCATTTAGAAGATTTACTAATCGTTTTAAGTTTGCAGTAGAGAGTGGTGCTCTCGGTGCAGGTCTAGGCACAATAATCACAGGAACATCGAAGGCACTAAAAGCCTCTCCTCTCGCTAGAGAGTTTGATAAAAGTCCTTTACAAAGTGTGATAGGAAAAGCGTTAAATAAATTAACTCCCAACAGTGTATTAGGTAAAAGAGCTTTTAATATTTTAAAAGATGGCGATCAAATCGCTACGACCTTTGCCTTAAAGTCACAATTTTTTGTAGATAACTTAGCAAAGAGTGCAGAAAATATTTCTAAACAAGCACTTAAAAACGCAGGCGGTCAAAAAGAACAGGTGTTTAATCAGTTTCAAAAACTCGTAAATGACAGGCTAACTGACTTCGGTGATTTTAAAAAACCAAATTTTGTTTTTGATGGTAAAGGAGATATTTTAACAAACGTGCCTCCTGAGGCTGCGTACTCTACACCTAAAGTAAAAACAAAAGTTACTAGAACAGGGAAGGAAATAGAAGTAAACAATCCTGCCTATCAAAAGAGAGAGCGACTACACGATTTTATGAAAAATACTTTAAAAGCATCTGATGATGACATAGCTCAGTTTGAAAACTCATTACTAAACGCAAGATATCAGATAGATCTAAACTCTTTAACTTTAGACAAACAACTATTACAACCTTTAATTAAAGAAGCCAGAGCAACTTTAAAATTAAAAACTTTAACAGATGACGAAGAAAAGATAGCTAAAACAGTTTTAGAAAATGCAGCGAAGTTAAGTGAAACTTTTAATAGTCAATTAGGAAAATATGTTAATAGAGAGTACAAGTTATTTAAAAAGGACAAAGGAATTATAAAAAAATTATTTTCTGATGATCAGTTTAGACCTACCGCAGAAATAATGAGAAGAGCGGAAAGAGTTTTTGCAAAGTCTATCGCTATGGCCTATAGAAACAGTGATAGAACAAGAGCAAAAGCAACTCAAATAGTAGAGGCAAGAGCGGCGCAACGTCAAAAGAATCCTATGGCAGAAAGAAATCCCTTGATTGAAAGAGAAAGACAAATAGGAAAACAAAAGGCTATTGAAGAACAAATTAAGAGAATGAGTGATGATTTTGAAGTAAACACTGCGCCACAAAAAGCTGTAGATGCCGTAAGATTAATTGTAAAAACCAGAGGTAAAACTTTATTTGAAGAATCAGCTGCAGGACCAATAGGGAACTTTAGAAAATTTTTAAAAGACGATTTAAAATTAGAAGTTGATG